CTCCATCAGCTGTTGGAGCTTGATGAAAATAATTACCAGTTGTTGCGTCTCTTATAACAGGATAAGATTCAGATGCGTCAAAGAATATTCCTGCGCTTGCATCTACAGGTTCTGTTTCAAATACAATCATACTATTTGCTCTTGTAACAACTATCTCACATCTTACTGAAACATTTCTTCTTCTTGAAAAAGGTTGGAAACCTGAGCATCCTTGCTTTTTAGTTTTAACAACTAAACCAAGAGGTGATGCTGGGTCGTTGGGAGTGTCTTGAACAAATTGAAAAAAGATAGTATTATTACCCATGGTTGCTCCACTGTTATCAGTACAAGTGACGCCAGCTACTCCATTAGAGTAACTACCTATCGCTGTTTTAAAAACAACATCTATACTTCCTTGTGCTGCTATTTCACCAGGCGAAGCGTTTGCAGCATTCACTTGGTCTCCTATCCACCATCTTCTAAAGTCTGGATAGTCAGCTGAAGAAAATAAAGTTTGATTCCATTTCCAATTATACTCTTCACATTTACTTCCTCTACCTGGTCTACTTACTCGAATATTTATATCAATAGCTGAACCAGCTGGAATTGTATAGTTATCTGTAGAAGGTGAAGACCCAGTAAACAAAGGATAAAGTACACCATGTTTACATGTACCATCATTACCAGTACCTGTTGTTTTCTTTTCACCATTATCAATTACTGCGTCATCTGGTATATTGACATTAAAACCAGATGGTTTTATTTCCATGTATAGTCCTGGTAATTGTTTTGTATTTTGTCCCATACCTTGGGCATCATTTAAAAAGTCTCTTGCTTGCCCTTCTACATTTAAAACTTTTGCTTTTACAACTTCTGATATAGGACCACCCACATCTGTCTTTACAATTAGAGTATCTCCTGTTTTAACCTTACCTTGATTATCACCTTCTAATTTAAAATAAGTTACTTGTGATGTTTGTACAGAATAATAAAAATTAGAAAATATTGTTTCGTAATTTCCTTTACTTGGTTTAACTACAAACTTATACCTCTGTGCCCATGATGGTGCATAGTTTTGTACCGTTGCTTTTATACTGTTAAGAGTTATACTGTTTGCTGTAGGTATACTTATGGTATTAAATTTTGAAGTCAACACTGTTGATGCTCTTCCATATTCATCTAAATAAACAATACCTGTTGCAAAATCTCTATTGCTATGTAATGAACCTGTAAATGAAGCTGTGCTAAAAACTACATCAGCAGAAACCACCCTAAAATATTCATACAAATCTGTTTCAGGTGTATTTGGTGCGCCAGCTGCACTATTGAATTTCATTGCTAATGTTTGTAAACCAATAATATTACTACCTGGTGAAGCTGTAATTCTAAATCCTTGCTGAGCTGTTGAGCTATCAATACTACTTATTACTTTTGTAAACGTACAAGTAATAGAAGGTAAGGCTAAATCATTATTAAACTTATCAGTAAGAGAACCACCTTGACTTGCTGATGCCATCGGTTGAAAGTTAACTCCCTGTTGCGTACCTATTGCATTTCTGAAATCAGCACTTTGAGAAAAGTCATAAACAGTTGCATAATCTTGTTGTAAAGTTATACTTATATCAAAATTAATTGTGCCCTGACCAAAATTTATATTGTCTTGAAAACAAGGCTCGCCCGTTGTTCCTCCTATTTGAGCAGACTCTAATAATAAACTAATACTAAGTACAGAGTTTTTCTTTAACTTAGTGGCCACGTCTGTTAAATCTATTTGAGCTTTAGCGTTGGTTGCAGTCACTGTATTGTTAGGGTCGATTGTATAGTTGTCACCATTTGCTATTGAAGGTTCAGGCAACTGTTCGAAACCTACATTTTTAGACACGAGCTCAGTGCTATAATCTATTGCAATCTTCTGGTCATTTTCATTTGTAATATTATATCCATCCACATAGTTACCATAAATTAAACGGTTACCCATAATGGTTAATGCTCGAGCTTTTTTAGGTACATTATCATACAGTCTTAACAGCTCATCATTTCCTAAAACAGAATATATTTTACTGTTGTTAAACTGAAAAGTGTGTACAGAGTTATCAGCCCAGCCTTGTTCTAATTTATTAAACCTTTCTATAACATATATGTTATTAGTTCCAGAGTCCTTAAATAATAAATCTACCTCTAAAACTCTTTCGCTTCCTGTGTTAAAAGAAACATCAACAGCATTAAATCTGTTTTGCATTCCTTCGTTATTGTAATTTTTTACACTAAACTTAAAAGGGTTAGTGGCAAAAGCAGGATTAGAAAATAATGATGTTGCACTGTATTCGTTGTTTTCATATCTATACCTGTACGCAAAAGATAAAAACCTATCCTCTATGTAATTTTCAGAACCAGGTAATTGCAAACCAACAAACGTTGGAGCTGGTAATGGTATATCAGCTGTAGGTGTAACGCCAGGTTCAAACTCGTATCCTGGTGGTTTTACAATAACATTTAAATCTTCATCTACTATTTGGTCAATACATGCTACAGGAAAATCATAACTATGTGTAATGTTAATTTTTCTTGGTGGATTAAAATTGTCTGAAAAGAAAAGTAAATCCTCTATCTTTTCGACAGCTGTCATTAAATGTAAAGGATTGAAATTTAAAACAGTAAAAGATACTACATGGTATCTTAAAGTATTTGCATTAGTATTGTATGATAAAATTAAATCAAGCTTGTTTACTTTACCACCACAAGGAAAAGCTGGGTCATGTACAAACCAATATAATGTTTCATTAGCACTGTCTTGATATGCTCCTATACAGGTAGCTGATGAAGATAAATTTTGACCACCAAAAGCTAAAGTTGTTAACTGCGTATTACCTCTACTGTTTTCTACTGCTCCAACCTCTGTTGTTTCAGTAGAACCCAATCGTAGATTCATAGCGTCTACGTATTCGCCTGGTGGAAGAAGTCTTTCATCCACAGACTTGTTCATACGTCCTCTGATAAAATTTGTGGTTACTATTGGCATACTACTTTATCCATTTATCCTGACCTCTTAAATTCATTAAGAGTCGACCAGGATGTATATTACTTAATCTTATTTTTGCATTACGTAGTAACGAAGATTTATCTTTTTGTGCTCTTCTCACTATATATTCTTGCACTCCTAATCTGCTATTCAAAATAGAATATTTAATATATGCGTATATATATTCTTCAAATAATTTATTTACACTAATTTTAGAATCGTCACCACCCTCCATTCCATCTGAAACATATTCTAATACCACAGAAGCACTTCCTCCTAAAGAACTAAAATTAATTACTCCTGCTTTTTTATCAATAGTAAATGTAGGATTTACATTTGCTGTCTCTGTGTTTAAACCAAATCTTGCGCCTACAGCATAATCAAAATACCAACAACCATCAACACATGTTCCTTCACAATTATGAAACATACTGTTGCTGTTAAGATATATACCTACTCTTCCTCTACTTAAATCCACTTGTGAATCCTGTGGGCTCAAAGGGTTACCATCTTGGTCAAATAATATTCTATCTTGATTGTCCTGTAAGTAAGCAGAACTCCAATTAGTTTGTATGTTTTCACTCATTGGATATAAAACTCCGTTTCTAAATTGTGATATTCTTACCCAATTAACATAGTCAGCTGGTAGAATAAATCTTGAATTATTACCTACATCTAATTGTAAAACTTTTATTTCTTTCATGGCATCGTAATTCAACTCTTGAATACCACGTTTTGCATGAAATAATATTTGAAACCTATTTATATTATTTACTAACTCATGATTACCTTGATACATCAACATAAAATTATTTACGATATCTTGTAAAGACACGTATTGATATGAGCCCCAGTTTGCATCTTCAGGAGCGTTACCGTTGTTGGTATAATATTGATATTGATTTATATATGTCATCTTAGCTTGTTTCTTGTGTATCTGTTAATTCTTCTGCTATTCCAAATTTATATACTTGTTCTTCTCTAATTTCAATACCTATGTATTGACAAATCTTTGCAACTAAATTAGGCTCATCAGAAGCTGGTAGTTCAAAGTTTTGATAGTCAGCTGCACCTGGATTAAATATAGGGTCTTGACCAGACGTAGTTAAAAAAGTCCAGTTAGGTGCTAATGGATATCTAATGTATTGTGCTTGTATCGCTCCACCTTGAGTTATAGTAGTAGGATATACGGAAATAGTATTACCTAACACACCAGGCGTAACATTAGAACTTGCACCACCCAAAACATAAGCAGGATATTGCGTAGTAGGATAAGTAAGATTAGAGCTTGTTAAATAAAACAATTTGTTTTGATTTACTCTTTCTACTTCTGTAATATTATACTGGTCATATATATTATACGCTTCTGCGTTAGCCATAATATTTTCACTAATAACTAAAGTAGTGTTATTTGTTATAGCTGTAATGTAT